TGGTATAAATCACCAAGCAATATTACTATTTCACAAGGAACAATTAATTATTACGCAAAACAAAGTGATGAAAGCAAGTATTATGAATGTGTAAAAAACCATAAAATAACAGATGATGAAGTTATGAAGTTTAAAACATTTTATGAAATTGAATCTGATATGGAGATGCCTCCAGATTTAATTCCTAAAAACTTTGCGGATTTAAATAAAGAAAAACAACATGAAATAAATGCTAAAATCAGAGAATTTGAAGATGAAAAAGAATATGATGCACTAAACAGAAAATGTTTATATTTTGAGAGTTTCCATTTTAAAGTGATGAGCCCACCTTGCTTTGGAAGAACATCATATAATAAAACGATGCTTCTTAATGCTTCAGAAATTGAATTACAATATGAAAATGTTTTCGTTGGAAGAGATAATGATATTAAATGGATTAAATACTGGAGAGCAAAAAAATATATCAGAACATTTGAAAATGTTGATTTCTTACCCCCACCTCTTGCTTGTGCTGATTATACAATGAATACATTTAATGGCTTACGTGCTGAAAAACTACCAGCTTGTGATGCTGCTAATATTGATTTGCTTCTCAATCATATTGGTGTTTTAAGCGGTAATGATACTGGAGGCACACAATACATAATTAATTATTTGGCTCACGCAATACAAAAACCAGGCGAATTACCAAGAGTGGCTTTAGTTTTCCAATCCGATCAAGGAACAGGTAAAAATATATTTTATGAGAATCTTGTGAGGAAATTATTTGGAACTGAATATCTACTCCAAACGGCTGAGATGGATAAAGTAATTGGTAGGTTTAGTATGATTAACAATAAGCTATTTGTAATTATGGATGAAACAAGCGGCAAAGATAGTTTCACTAATTCAGATAAAATCAAAAATATTATTACTTGTGAACAGATACCATGGGAACGTAAAGGCATTGATGGTATTAATATAAATAACTGCGGAAGATATTTGTTCTTTTCAAATAATGACACACCTGTCAAAATAGAGGCATCAGATAGGCGTTATGTAGTATTTAAATGTTCGAACGAACGACAAAACGACTCACCATATTTCAAGGAGATGTCAAAAATGTTTTCAGATGACGCAGTAATAAAAACACTATATAACTATTTATTAAATATTGATATCAGTAAATGGGATTCAATTCACGACAGACCTATAACTCAAGCCTATAAAGATATTCAATCTGCAAACATACCTTCAATGGCCAAGTGGCTGGAAGATAGATATTATAAATTTAATAACTACATAGAAATGGAAAGCGACAAAGAAGTAATTGAAGAACATTCAATTGTTAAATCGCCAATTTTATTTCTACAATATAAAAATTGGTTAGCTGACAATGGCTTTAAAAATATGGAATATAATATTACTAAATTTGGACGTGAATTGAGTAAATATGAGGGTCATGATAAAAAACGCAAATCAATTGGGGTTGTATATACATTTAATTATGAGGTTTTAAAGAATTATTTAATTAGTAAAAAATATATGGAATGAATGAATAGTTTTTATAAAATGTATAGTTGAGGGGCTGTATTTTTCAAACTATTCATTTTCATTTTTTGCGTTTTTTTTTATTATTAGTTTTTTTTATAGACTGTTATAGTCTTATATATATATATTATTAAATAGATAGAAATAGATAATATATAAAAATGAATAGTATGAATAGATGTATAGTTTAAAAAAAACGGTGAGAAATTTTAAAAAAAAAAAAATTATTATTTTAAGAATACCCCTCTGAACTATACACTACTATACATTCATACATTTTATGTTTTTTTTATTCAATCCAAATATTAAAATCGCATCAAATCAATAACAAAAAAAATAAATTTTATAAATATAGAAAATGTATAGTATTTTTGAACTATACATTTTTTCATTTTCCAACTATACATTTTCAGCCCAACTATACATTTTCAATAAAACATCGTATAAAAACGATATAAAAAAAAAACAATATAATTATATAAGATGCCTTTACGTAGGACAAATTACAAAAAAGGATTAATTTATAGTATTACAACACATGATAAACAGTTCATTGGCTGCACTACCAATTTTTCTTCTTGTAAATATAATCATAAAGAAATAATTTTCCTTACTGAAAGACCAAGCAAATTGTATAATACAATAAGAGAAAATGATTATGAATGGGAAATGGAACGACTTTATAATTTTCCTTGTAATAATAAATTAGAATTGGAACAAGAACTACATTCTGCGATTCAACGACTAAACCCTGAACTAAATTAAAAAATCCATAATATAGTATTACTGATTAATAAATACAAATCTAAATACTTATTTTTATATTTAGCTATTATAAATGGAAGAAGAAGATAAAAAGGAAATTGTCCCTGAAACTACAGAAGAAAATATAGAGATAAAAGAAGTGACTGTAAATGAGGTCAAACCAAAAAAGCAACGTAAACCACTAACACCTGAATATAAAGCTCTGTTAGTTGAACGTATAGCGAATGCCCGTAAAGTAAAACGAAAAGCACACGATATAGGTGTCACGCCACCAAGAATAATAGCACCTGACAAAGGAGAACCGAAGCGTTTTTATTGTGACTCTTGTAGAAAATCATATGCTTCCCAGTCATCATTGAAGAAACACAATCGGCGTTTTCATGCTGAAAAACAATTAGCCAATATTATTAAAGAGAAAGAAATGCAAAACGAAAAGGAAGCAAAGCCCGATGAAGCAAAGCCAGTAGAACAACCCAAGCCAGTAGAACAACCAAAGCCAGTAGAACAACCAAAGCCAGTAGAACAACCAAAGCCAGTAGAACAACCAAAGCCAGTAGATCAACCCAAGCCAATACCACAAATACAAAGACCAGCACCCCCTCCTGTTGAAAGAACACCAGTTTATACTGGTCCGAAAAGGTACACATATGAACAATTTAAACAAATTGAAAATCAGAACAAAATTAAAAAACAACAAAAAGAAAAGGAACTCAAAACCCAAGCTAAACAGGCTCATATATTAAAGACTATTGCTAATATGAAAAATGGCGGAATACCAACATTTAATTATTGAAATACTTTAGGAGTTTTTTGGGTGAGTTTGGGTGAGTTTGGGTGAATAAAAAAATATAATCACTATATATAAAATGGTAAATTACAACAACGGATTAATATATACGATAAAAACAGACAACGGCATATATGTCGGTAGCACTACAAATTTAAAAGACCGCAGGTATTGTCACAGTAAATGCCTTTACAACGAATGTTCTAAATCTTATAACTTTAAATTATATCAAAACATTAGAGAGAATAATTACAAATATACAATTGAAATATTCAAAATGTTTCCATGTAACGATAATGAAGCATTAAGAATAGAAGAAGAAAATATTATTAAGCAATTGAATGCTAATCTAAACACAAAAAAAGCATATTTAACACAAAAAGAAAGACAGGAATATTGTTTAAAAAAAAATGTGATAAAAACAGTTTGTGAATGTGGATGTAACACCACAATAGGTCATATATCACGTCACAGAAAAACAGCCAAACATATTAAAAGAATGAAAGCTTTAGAGCAAAAGCCAACTGAATTTTTAAAATATGTTGAAATAAAAGATTGAATTAAAATAAAATTTATATTAATTCAATATGAAAGTTTAATATTAGTTTTGAAACGTTTATTGTAGTCACGCATAGAGGCATTAAGAGTCGGTTTATTCCATAATAAGTGATAGCTCAAACTACCAGCAGTAAATGGTGTATTGATGGGATCATTCTTATGACGATTACGATAATTCTGTTTCACATTCTCTCTAACTTCTTTATTTGGTTCATAAAATTTATTTGATTTATCATTCATTAAAGTAAAGTCCCTTGCTCCTTGTTGACCGAAGTGTATTGTTTTATTATCATGTTTAATCATATATTTTTTGTCTTTACGTGTTGAAGGTTTCAAATCCATTATTATATAAACATATTATTTTTTATCGAACAAATCGGGGCGGCATAGGTGGGGCCGACGCACCCATTCCAGTCAAAGCACTGATGGGTCGCATTCCGTATTCATCTGCTAAAGGCTCTGGTCTTAATATTCTATTTAAACCAAGAACTCCATTCACGAAACAGCGTGGCGTTCCAGCAATCCCAAGACCACTGGTAAACTCATTTAAACTAACTGGTCCGCTTCCGATTGCTTTGAGAGATGGGACGAGTTCATCTTGAACGCCTGAAGCAAACCCAGCAGGTTTAAAAACGGGCAAAGCATCAATAGAAAAAATCGACCGCACAGAACTTTTTGGAGCTATTTGAGAAGCTAAATTCATTATACTATATTTAGATAAAATAAATTAATTTATATTTTACATATAACTCATTAGTTCTTTGTCAAGTTTTATGGCGTCTAATCTCTGTTGTAATTCCTGATCGCTTTCTCTTCGCAACGCTTGTTCCCTCATTTCACTTGCCATCGGTCTTCCGCTTGATGTTACCTCTTCACCTTCGTTTCGTAACGCTTGGTCTCTCATTTGACTTGCTGTCGGTCTTCCGACTGCTCTTGGAACATCGGGTAGCGTTGCTTCTCTTCGTCGGTCCATCTCTTTAGCAGCTGAGGTGCTCATTAGAGCACCATATGTTGGTGAAAATGCAGCGAATTCAGCAGCAGTTACTCCTGCGGGGGCGTCGCCTCGTGATTCACGTGCTGCCTCTGCTTCTTGTTCTCTCATGTCAGCTTGAGAATGTGTTAACAGACCAGTTGCTTCGGTTGAAAATTCACTCTGTAAATAATCAGGTCTAATATTATCGCTACCTCTTTCAAATAGTAATCTTTCATAATATTCTAACGTCAGCATAGCAACTTCTAAATCTTGAGGTGACGTATTTTTATCTATAGACAATTCTAATATTTCAATTTGTTCTCGTATTTGTTCGATTGACATTTCACTTGATTTTTGTTCTTCTTCACCACCCAAAAACATAACATAATCATTAGCTTCTGTTTCTGCTAAAACTGCTTGTTCCACAGCAGCCACAGCAAGAGCGTTTGTCGGTTGCCCGTTATTGTCTCTCTGTTGAGAAACAAGTGCTTTAGCAAACTGACCAACTGTTTTAGGGGCATATCTCGGTATTTCATATGGATTTAATGGGCTTACTGAGGTGTTAAATTGTCGGGGACTTATTTTGTTAAATGCTCGAAGTGTTAAAGGAGCATTGTGTGGACAATCACGTCTTATCTGTTCTTCTGTAATAACTTTCAAGAACATATTATAAATTAAGGAATTATTTTATTTTCATTTCTAAAAGCAATTTAATTTAGTTTGTTATATATAAGTATGCCTTTTTACAACGGCGTTAAAGTTAAACGATGTCCTCGTGGCTATAGAAAAGATAAGAAAACAGACCAATGTATATTAGTAAAAAAACCATCCAATTTTGGTATAAATACTGATATATGGAATTTAACAGTTTCACCATTTGACCCACCACCAGACCCACCTGATCCAGGCACAGACACAGACACAGACACAGACACAGACACGGACACAGACACCGACACAGACACAGACACAGACACGGACACAGATACAGATACAGATACAGATACAGATACAGATACAGATGAAGACACTGACGATGAAGACACACGAAGACCGCAGACAGGACCAAATGAATTATCAAAAATATTAGCATTATCGGGGGGTTCATTGTTGGCGTTTGCTATGCTTA